GGTTTAAGATTAGCTCAAGGAGAGGACCCTTTAAGTTTACTTCAAGAAACTTCAGCAGACTTTTTTAAAGCCATACAAGCAAATAATAAATTTGAAAGAGAATTAGGATTACAGGCTTATAAGACTCTGTTAGCTAGAAAAACTCAAATGAGTGATAGAGAGTTTGAGATTGCTAAAATGGACTTAGAAAATCAATTAAAGGTAGTTTTTGAACAATCAAAGGGCATGTCAGATCCTGTAATTTTAAGAAACCCTGAAACAGGCACTGTTACGGTTCTTGACGAGAAAAAAGACTCAGTGAAAATAGCAGACTTAATAGCTAAAGGTTTTGAGCCTGTTAGTTTAGGAACTCCGACTGTATCTATAACTAATGTCGCCCCTACAAATCAAAAAGATGGTGGCTTAGTTGAGGCGACTAGAAAGCTCAAAGAAAAAGAAATAGTTAAAAGATCAAAGGGATCTCCTAGGGGTGGAGAACAACTTTTATTCGCAAGTAATGAATTACCCTCATATAGAAGTTATGAAGAGATATTGGAGTCAGGCGAAGATGAGATAATAGACCCTGAACAAAAAGTGGGACAAGATGGAATGGAGATTATTCAAGATAAAGCCACCGAAACAAAATATCAAAATAGGATTATTATAGCTAATGAGTTAGAGCAGTTAATAACTGAGGCCATAGGATTAATGGAAAACAATCCTAAATTAGCAGGATTAGTGGGAGATATGTTGCAAGTTGGTCAAAAAGTTGTATTACCTATAAATCAATTTTTTGACTTATTTGGATCAGGAAGTCCAATACCTCAAAGTGTAACAGATTATTTGTCTGATCCTGATATTCAGAGACTGGCCACGTTAGAGCAATTGATACCTGAAAAACTTATAAACTTTCAAAAAGATATATCTTCAAATCGTATTCCAGCGATGAACAGAATTGTTGATCAAAGAGGTAAACTAAATATTTCAGGTTTTAGTGATGCCACTAGAGCTATTAACACTTTAAAGGGTATTTTATCAGATGTTAGAGATGGGGCTAACTTAATGAGAGAGGCAATTGCTAGGCCCACAATTGATTATGAGGACCCTATTAACAAAATCATATCAGAGTTTAATGTAGACATTAATGATGAGTTGGTGCAACAGGCCCTTAAAGCAATAGAATTAAAGCCTGAACTAACACAACAAATATTAGAATCATTAAGAAAAAAATTAGAACAACGATCAGGTAATTAAAATGGTCGATAAAAATGTTTTTTTAGAGGAACTGGACGATGTTCAAAAAAAGAAAGACGAAAGATTAGAGGAGTTACAAAAGTTTGAAACTGAAAAACCTCCCTTTAATGTATTTGATCTCCTTGCACCTAAGGGAGCTTTAGGATTTGTTGAGGATGCCCTATTAAGAGAAGACAGTCCTTTTAATATGGATGAAATACAAAAAATTTTTTCTCAAAGAGAGGGCTTAGAAAAATTTGGTTTAAATGAAGAAACATTTGAGGCTTTAGGTGGTATATCAGGATTGGCTGCGGCCACTAGAGCAGGTGTAGCTAGATCAATTCCATATGTCCCTAGTGTCTATGGAAAATTGGCTGCTTTAATTTTATATGATGCCTTAGGTTCTGTAACAGGGGCACAAGTTTATGATTTGTTACAAGCAACTTCGACAGGCGAAGAATTAAGTTTTTGGGAACAACTAGAAAAACTACCTGAAGATACAAGACAAGGTCTGACTTGGGCAGTGATTGGACCCATGGCTGAGTCAGCCATACAAGCTTTTAGAGTGTTTTTATCAAAGGGAGTCTCAGGAGACTCAGCTTTAGTAAAGGCATTTCAACAATCAAGAGAGTATTTGGGTGATAGGTTAGCTTTTAATATAGCTGATCTAAATCCTACATCAGGAGCGGGTAAATTTATTAATGTACTAAGAACAGGTTTTTCTCAGATTCCAGTCTTAGGTAGTAAATTAAAAGGTGTTAATCAACAGAGAGTAGATAAGCTTTTTGAATTATTAGGAGATTTTTCTAGTAAATTAGGGACAGGAATGGATGAGGTAACTCTAGCTAATAAAATTTTTGAAACCTCAAAAAACGCTTTTCAAGTCTTTAAAAAAACAATGGGAAGAATTAGTGACGAAATAATCGCTACTCAAAAAACTGTTGTTAATAATGGCAAAGTCATACCTGTTAACGGTATGAGAAATTTTTTAGAGGAATATGTAACAAAATTTGAAAAAACATATGGTAAAGATGTAAAAAAAACAACTGATCCAGGATATAGTGATTTTTATAATTTTGCTAAAAGATTTTTAAGAATTTATCCTAAAAATTCAAAAATTAATTACACAGGTTGGAAAGCTATAAATGATGAACTAGCATCTGTAGTAAAAACTTCTAAAGGTAAACCGGGAATAAGTAAAGCAACTTTAGGAGAATCATTTGAACAAATGAGAAAACTGTTTGATGATGCTAACGCTGATGATTTTTTGGCTAAATTTCCTATTGATGAACAAAGAAAAATTTTAAATTACATTGATCAAATAAAAAATTTTAGAAAAATATATACAACTGCAAAAGAACCTTTTGAAAGAGTGGTGGCAGGACAAATAGAAAATATTGATGATATATTTACATCTTTAAGTGGAAAGTTTAAGGGAGAACAAAAAAGGTATATTGATGAGTTAGTGAAACCTTTACTACAAAGAATGACACCTTCATCAGTTGACGATTTAATAAGAATAACAGGAGGAGACAGGCAATTAGCGGGAGAAATAGTTAGAATGTGGTTTGATGATGCTTTTGCGGCGGCCACTAAACAACTTGATGGTACAGGAGGAGCAGATGCTATACTTAACACAACCACATTATTAAGAAATTTAGGATTAGATGGAACAGGAAAAAAAGTTAAAGGCACAGCTTTTAAAAAATTATTAAAATTAGCTAATGAGGGTCTTCCTGAGTCACAAAGAATTCCTGATAATTATTTTGAAGATTTAATATCGATGATATCGAGACAACAAAATATTAATATTCCAACCACCAAAGCCTTCCTTCAAAGAAACATAGCCTTAGGTGGTAGTGCAGGAACAAGTTTCATAATGAATAATCCTATTGCTAGATTTTTAAGATACGCCATTGGTGGTGTTCCTGGAATAATTGGCTCTGTGATAGGAATAAGAGGTTTTTCTGATTTTCTTACCAGTCCTGATACTTTAAGATACGCCATTGATGGTTTTGACTCCACTTTACCGAACATAACAAGAAAAACTTCTATAGTTCAATTTTTAAGAGCTAGTTTAGCAGAATTAGAACAGAGAGCAAAAGACGCCGCTATAAATACGGAATTAAAAGCTTTAAATCCTGCTTTTAACCCTGACAACATTGAGGATGCTCAAAACAAAATACAAGATGTTTTAGATAACATAAACTTATTTGATCAAGAAGACGGAGAGAGAACACCTGATGTTATTGATCAGATAATAGAAGAAATAGATAGTTCGAAACAGCCCGGTGATTCGAATATATTTTTAGATGAAATTGAAAATTTAGAGGAAAGAGCTCCTGTGGTTCCTTTAGATCCACCACGGGGTGGTGGCACAGTGACTATTAGTGAGCCACAAGTTCAAAGAGGAGACACAGGGACAGACTTTATTGAACCTTTATCCGTGCCACAATTAAATCTAGCATCAATTAGTGGACCAACTAATCAGCAGACACTTGCTAGTTTAGAGTCTGTTGGATTGCCATTTTTTAGTGCAAAGGATGGTGGTATCGTGGACCTCTATGAATCAAAAAAATTTAAAAGACCACAGGTGGTAGCATAATGGCTAAAAAATCTTTTCAAGATTTGCAAAAAAGCATGGTGGCTTTTGATAGAGGTAGCTCTCCAAGAGTTAGAGAGATGACTCGTGATGCATTTTTTGATGGTCGCCAAGATGTGAGTGCAGATCGATTAGCGAGAAGAGCTTTTCAAGAACAAAGAACAACTGATTTTAAAAATAAGTTTACAAAACAAGTTCCTAATACAGGAGGTACATTGTTACAAATGACTTCAGATGCTCCTCGTAGTCTTTCCGCTGAAAGAGAGAGACTAGCTAATCTTTATGGACCCACATTTAAAGAAATTGGTTCTGATATAGGATTTGGATTAGGTAGAATAGCTAAAGGATTTGCTGAAAAAGGCCCACCAATAGTTCAAATAATAAAAGATTTAAAAAATAGATTTATTGGTTCATCACCTAAAGTAAATTATGGTGGAAACACAACCATGGAAGTTATTGATGAAAGTCCTCAGTTTGTGCCACCAACTTTTAATGATCAAAAAATTAACATCAATCGTTTGGACAGTATTTTTCCTCCAAGTGAAATGGATGATGAGACTTTTCAAAGAGAAGTTTTAGACTTTTTATATCCTCAAGTTAAATATGAACCCATTAGAGTCAGTGATATGGATATGTCAGGTGTCATGGCTAGTAATGTAGGTCAAAATATTATGGGTAATTTACAAAACTTACAAAATTTAGCTAATCAATATAACTTAAATAAAATTCAAGTTGACCCATTTAATTTAAATAGAATAGGATACAAAGATCAATTCATGTTTAATAACACCCCTATAAATTACAACGTTGGTATTGGTGATCAGGGAATAGAGGGTGGATTAAGCTTTGCATTTAAAAAAGGTGGGCCTGTAGACAAATACAGTGGCTTAGGGTATAAACTTAAGTAATGATAGAATTAACAGACTCACTGAAAGATAGAGTCCGTATCCACGAAGGAGTACGCACCACAATGTATCTCGATAGTTTGGGGAAGGCCACGATTGGCATTGGCCATCTTATAAAACCACATGAAAGAGAGCGATATGCTGAAGGCGTAGAAATAAGCATGGATGAAGTGGAAGAGCTATTTGAAATGGATTTAAATAGAGCCGCAGCAGGAGCTGAGTCTCTTATACAAGAGTGTATTGGTCACGATTTACCTCCACACGTAGAGGAAGTAATTCTTGAGATGGTATATCAGCTAGGAACTCAAGGTGTTCGCAACTTCTCCAAAATGTGGAAAGCGATGAGAGTCAAAGATTGGAAGAAAGCTTCCGAAGAAATGAAAGACTCACGTTGGCATAAACAGACCACAAAAAGATGTGAGTCTCTTGCTGAAATTATTGCTAATACTTAAAGAGTTTTTCTTGGAAAATTAGGTAAGGTACCTTCTTCTAAATACCAAAGATAGGCTGCTTCCCAATCTTTTTTATATTCAGTTTTCAAAAATTCTTTCATAGCCTTATCAGAGTTGTGCTCCAAAGTAATAAAGTTTGTAAGTTTTTTTAATAATTCTATCATTGTCATATCCTTTCGAAAAAGAATATAACGATTATTTTTTTGATTTAGATGTGTTTTTATGAGACTTCAGATGCTCTTCTATTGCATCCCAAACCTCTACGTTGGACCAATGATGTAAAACAGCTTTCGATATATCTTCATGCAATACTTTCAACATTTTAATATCCATTTTAACAGGAGTTCCTTTGTTTTTATTAACGTGATCTACTTCATCCCTTGTAAGGCTCAACAATAATTCACCACTTTGATACATAATTCTCATTTTGCTTCTCCCCAATTATTTCCTGTTGCTACATCTACTTTAGATGGAACACTCATTTCAATTGAGTTTTCCATTACACTTACTATTTTTTCTTGCATTTCTTTATCTCCGTTAAAGCTTATAGCCAATTCATCATGAATTTGAATCATTGGTATAATGCCCTCTTTATATAAGTCTACCATTGCCTTCTTTGTTTGATCAGCGGCAGACCCCTGTATTAACCTATTTAACGCTTTATAGGTCCCTGATCTTTTTAGAGGAGTATATTCACCATACTCTTCTTTAGCCTTATCCAAGGGATAGGCACGATAAGAACCAAAAGCCTTTGGCTCCCATAATTCAAAACGACATCTTCTACCTAAGAAAGTTTTTACAGCACCTTTTTTTTGAGCATGATCAGACACTGCATCAGCCAATTGTCTAACAAAGGGAACTCTCTCATTATATTGTTTGATTAATCCTTTACCCTCCTCAGGATCAATACCTAGTTGATCAGAAAGCTTACCCACACCCATGCCATAAAATAGCCCTAAATTTATCGTTTTAGCACTCTTACGAGGTATATTACCTATCTCAGCCATGATTGTATGAAAGTCTGTTTCTTTGTCTTCATTGTAAGCTTTAACAATTTTTTCAGCACCCTCTAACTTAACGATATTAGCATAGTGACTGACGAGTCTTGGCTCTTGCTGTGAATAGTCAAAAGAACCCCACTGTTCTCCCTCCTCAGGTAAAAACAAACCCCTGATTAAAGAACCTATTTTTATATCTGACTCAGCGTCATCCTTGGCAGGAATTTGTTGAAGATTAGGATTAGAATAACTAAATCTACCTGTCAATGTCCCACCATTTTCTGTTCTTAGCTGATTAACATTGGCATGTATTCTACCCTTATGCTGATACTTTTCTATCGTATGGAGAAACGTGGTCCGTGCTTTGTTAAAGTTTCTAGCTTGAACAATTGCCTTTGGAATAGGATGAGGATGAAACTCCAAAAAACTTTTTGTAAAGGATGGATTACCTTTATCTGTTTTAGGATACTCTATTTTACATTGATCAAATATAGTAGCTATAGACCTAGCCGCCCATATATCACATTTTAAATTAGTTTCACCAAATACATATTTTAATAATTCATTTTCTTTTTTAACAAAAGATTTCTCAACTTTCTTTAGTCTATCTAAATCAACCCTGACACCTTTTTTTCTCATCTTCATAAGAATAGGAATTAAATCTGTTTCTAAATCAAAGACAGTCTGTAAGTCTTGTTGAGTAACTTCAGGCTTCAGTCTATCCCAAAGCTTTAAAGATAGAACAGCGTCTTGCTCTGCATACTCACCAACATATTGAGATGGTATCTTAAACATCTCACTCTTAGCATCAACACCCCACTGAGCAGCAGTTTCGTTTAATAAAAATTCACTTTTACTTTCAGCTAAATATTCTTTTGAAACTGCGTTAAGAGAATAGCTAAATTTATTTTCATTGATAAGAGGAGCAACAATCATTGTATCAATGATACGACCATTCCACTTAACTCCCTCAGCCTCTAACCAACCAAAATCATAGGTGGCGTTGTGAGCTATTTTCTCTCCCTCTCCTGAGAGCATTTCATTCAGCCAATCAAACACGACTCGTGGGTCGTGATTAAAACCTGTTTCATGACGAATTGGATAATATCCCTTCCAACCATCCACAGCTATAGCTACGCCAATTATTTCTCCATCATTAGTTGCCCACCCTGGGCCTTTCTCCATAATGTTAGGATCTTTAGTTTCTAAATCTATTGCAATTTTTTCAGCGTCTTTAATGTTAGGAAAATCCATGGGTGGAACCCACTCTGATTTAGGTTTAAACATACCTATTTGTTTGCTCATATTCTGTAAGCCTCTCTTGATTGTGGTGTTATTATGTAAAGGTTCTCTTTAGCTCTTGAAAACGCCACATAGAAAAGTCTGTGTTCACTCACAGGATTAATCCTGTATTCCTCATACGCCATTTTTCCTATGTCTAGAGACACAATAACATTCTCAGCCTCTCCACCCTTTTGTTGATGAATAGTTGATAAAGTTACTCGTGGCTCTAAAGCTAAATTCTCCCCTCTTGACTCTAGGTTTTCTAAGTATGCAACAGTCTCAGTATTGATTGTTGTCATAACCTCTGTCCAAGAAGTTCCGAACTCAGCTTGTAATCCAAAATTATCTTTGAGTTCTAAAAAAGATAATTTTTTATCAGGTAAAGCTTTTCTTTGCTCAGATATTTTTTTCTTGTTACCTCTAGCAACAAACTCTTTACCAAGACACTTATATAAATTTTCTACCAATCTAATCGGTACCTCATTTTTCTCTTCTCTCATCAAATCTTTCCAAGTAAGTATAGCATTTCTTTCTTGGGTTTTAACTGAATATCTATATTTATTATCTTTTAACTTGACTCTGAAAAAAATATTTTTCTTTCTCATGACCTCTTCCATATCATCACGTATAGTTCTTGTTCTACCCATAATAAGCCAAGTTCCTTCATCCATATTTAAATGATAAATGCCTCTTATAAATTCTACTGCTCCATCTCTATTTGCTGGTGACCATTTAATATCATCGTATCCAACAATTTGCTCTTCAACACGATTTACAATCTCCCAAACTTTTTTAGGGACTCTTTTAGATTGATCTAAAACAATTAAATTTTTTGCTTCTTCTTTTACTTGAATAGCCTTCCCAACATCAGCATCTGCCCAAGTATAAATAGCTTGATTAGGGTCCATTGCTAAATAAGATTTATCAGAATTTTTCCAAATCTTTTCTGCCATTTTCCATTGTATGGTGGACATGTCCTGAGACTCATCAAAAAAGACAACTGTAAATGCCTTATAAAAACTACCCTCAACATACTTTTTTATTAGGTCTGTAAAGTCTATTTTAGGCCCTTGATCTTTTACGAGATATCCTGTTGTACCCCCTGTAAACTTCTTATATCCAAAATTTTTATAGTCTTTTAGGCCCTTATCTATGTATTCTAGCTTATGCCAAATTATATCCTTGGCAAACATAGCCCAACAGTCACGTAAAGAAATATCTCTTCTTTTTGATTTTTCTATAAGATCAACATATTTGTCGTCATAGTTGTTGAAAAATATGTCATCATCATTATTAACGTTAATATTAATCCTAAGTTCATTTGATATGTTCCTCCAATCATTGTTACTCATTATGTGCTCTCGTGT